GCCCCCCCCCCCCGCCCACACGCACCTACACGCGAGTGTCCAGCCGGAAGCAGGCGCCCGAGGGCATGGGTCTCACGGGGGCCGCCGCCGCTGCGGCACTCCGAGAGAGGAAGCGCAAAGGGCGGAGCGGTTAGCCGCCCTCAATCACGCGGAACACGGGGACCACTCGCGTGGGCCTGGCCACGTCGATGTAGAAGCGCTCGCTTGTTCGCTTGTCGGAGTGGCCGAGGAACTCGGACACGTCCTGGGGCGAGGCGCCCAGCTCGACCGCCCAGGTGGCCACGGAGTGGCGCATCACGCCAGCCGTGAAGACCTCGACCTTCGCTGCCGCGCAAGCGTTCTTGATTTCCGCGTTCAACTTCCGCGGCACTTCGCCGCGAGCTCGCAGACGAACCGCCGCAGCCCGGTGCTCGGGAAACTGCAGGGTGTACGGATGGACCTTGCCGCTCTTGTGCTTCACGCGCAGGACCGCAATGGCAGGCGCCTCCGCTGGACTCAGGTCCACAATCTCCGAGTCGGCGCTGCGGACAAAGCGCTCCAGCTCCGTCGTGTGCATCCCCGTTCCGCCAAGGAGAAGCAGGCAGTCGCGGTACGCGCCAGTGAGCTTTGCGAGAGCCCCCCGGTATTGCGCCTGGCTGATGGCCTTCCTTCGCTTCCACTTCTCGGGCCTGGCCTGTGGAACCGGCAGGTCCAGCGTCGGGTCCTGCGCGCTGGTGAGCAGGTGCTTCGTCTTCCTGAGCCACGCGTAGAACGCCTTGATGGCGATGATGCGAGCAGGCCGGCAGGTCTTCCGGCGCTGAAGAGCCGGAGCGATGTGGTCTCTCAGCGTCAGCGTCCGAAGGTCGGTCGTGCCGAGGTCCTCACACCAGTCAGACAGCCGGTTGCGCATCTGATTGGCGTGGCGCCGCGTGGTGCCCTTCTCTTCGGTCATCCACAGGCCGTACTCCTCAACCAGGATGTCCGTCATCATCAACGCGGCCTCGGCCTCCTCGCCGCCGGGTTGATAGCTCGCCGGGTCAGCCTCGAAGCGCTCCAGTTGCTTCAGTGCGGCGCGGCGGGAGTGGCACCGCGTGGAGACATGGAAGCGTCGGCCGCCCACCTGGCGCTCGATGACGAAGAGCGGCCGGCCGTCCTTCTGGACGTGGATATGCCCGCCCTCCCACTTCTCTCTGCCGCCTTGCAACTTGGATTCAGACCCCACAATGGGCCCACAATGGGAAATGAGAGGCGAGCATGAACAGCACCGACTTTCAGAGTGGCCCCGACTGGATTCGAACCAGTGGCCTACGGTTTAGGAAGGTACGACTGGCCGGGGGAACCTCTACCTTCAGAGGCAGGAACGGGCAGGAATCGGCAGGTCCGGACAGCCCGGCCCACAACCAGCCCACAACAGAGTCACCCAGACCGCGGGCCCCTCGGAACTGCGCGCCTGTGCAGGCCCTCCGCGAGAAAGGGGCGACGCCGTGACCTCGCCCACCATCGCGGCCCTGCGCGCGGAGGCGCGCCCCGGCACATGCATCTTCTGCGGAGCCGCCCTCCCTTCGGCGCTCAAGCCGTCTGGCCGTGCGCGGGAGACCTGCCCCAGCGACGCCTGCTACCGCGAGCGGCAACGGGTGTGGATGGCCGACAAGCGCGCGGCCCATCCTCCGCCCCCTCCCCTGACACGGGAGACAGGGGAGGGTTTCGTCCCGCTCCAGCCTGCCGGACCCTCCCCTGCGGCGTCCAAAGCTTCAAATCGCCTGACCGGCGCCGATTTCATTCCGCGCCAAGCGGCTGAGGCGGTGACGCCGTGAGCCGAACCGCGAAATGGAAGCGCCTTCCTGCGCTTGAGGGAGGCCACCACCCGTGTCTCAACTGCCCGGACATCGAGACGCTGCTCGACATGGGGCGCGTCATCGCCGTGGGGTTCGGCGACGCAGCCCTTGAGCGTGATGGCGAAACCGTCTGGCAGGAGGCCGGGAACGACTTCGAGGACTGTCTCTCTGTCGAGCGAGCCGAGGAAATGGCCGCGCGCGACGAGGACCACGACTGGCGCATCGTCCTTCATGGGCCGCTCCACGGTGAGACGTACCAGCGCCACGGCCCGCGCGCCTGGGTGCTCGTGGAGAAAAATGAGGGTTTCGCATGAGCGCCCAACTCGACCTCACCTCCTGGGCCCCGAAAGGCGCCACCGCCGAGGCCATCGACGTGCCGCGCCTGGGCAAGCAGCTCCAGGCCGTCTTCGCCCTCATGTCGGACGGTGCCTGGCACACCCTCGCCGAAATTGCCGCCGTCACGGGCGCGCCTGAGGCGTCGGCCAGCGCACGCCTCCGCGACATGCGCCGCATGGGCCGCAGCGTGGCGCGCCGGCGGCGCGGGGACCCGAAGCACGGCCTCTTTGAGTACCGCCTCAAGGTGCCGCCATGAACTGCGACCGCGAATTCCTCGTCGGCGCCATCGCCGCGGGCCCAGTTTGGCTCCTCATCTTCGTCGCATTCCTCGCCGCCTTCTGGCTCGTCACCGAGCGCCTCCACCGAAGACGGGAGCGCAACGAGCGCTTCAGCGCTCACCTCCACAACCTCCTCAAGCGAAACGAGCCGCCTCATGAGTGAGCCCAAGGACCCGCTGTACCCGATGCACGGACGCATCACCTGGTCGCCGGACTTCAGAAGCCATGCGGATGACCCCCAGGACCGGGCGACGTTCGCCGCTCACGTGGCGGCGCTCAAGGCCGACATGCCTCCTTCCCTTCCGAAGTGGAAGTGCGGCGAGTGCAAGGCCGAGTTCCCGCCGCACCCGGAGGGCGGCCTCTTCGAGCACATGCGGATTCACCTGGCCGCAGTCGTCACCGAGCACTGCACGGCCTGCGACGGAGACGGCCGACTCCTCGTCAACGACTCCGTCTGTGCCTGCCCTGCTGGCTGCGCCAATGGACGTCGCACTCGGCCCTTCTCCTCGCGTGAGTCGGCGGTCGGGTTCGATGAGGAACGACCCGTGCCGCTCCAGCATGCGGAGTTGTTCGAGGAGTGCGAGACGCTGCGCGGTCAGTACGCCTCACTCCAAAGCATGAAGCGCAGCCTCGCCGAGGAGTTCCGCCGCGAGCGCGAGGAGCACAAGGGCACCTGGCACAGCTACGAGCGCCAGGTGGCGGAGCAGGCTGCACACAGCGCCCTGGACCAGCACCTCTTCATCGAGAGTCCGTTCCACCCAGGCCAGTGTCACCACGCCGCGGGTGATGCCCGGTGCGGCGGGCACAAGCAGGACCATCCGGGCAACGCCGCGCTGGAAGCGCTCGCCACCGAGAAGGCCGCTCACCTCGAGACGCAGGCGCGCGAGTCGGAGCACGCGCGCTGCTTAGCGATCAACTGGGAGGCCGCGCTGGACGCGGAGAAGGCCGCCCACCTCGCGACGCAGGCCCAGCTCGCGCCGCTGCGGGAGGCGCTGGAGCGCGCTCAGCGGTTCCTGCTGGATGACATCCAGGGGATGGATGTCGATTGTGGCTATTGCGGCGCCAAGGAGGAGGACGGTCCACACGAAGACGGCTGCGACTTGGTTGACCGATTGGCGTGCGTGGAGGCCATCCACGCCGCCCTCTCCACCGACGCGGGAAAGGCGCTGCTGGAGCGGCTGGACATCGCAGAGAAGGGCAAGCCGTTCTTCGACACGGTGAGGGCTCTACTACGCCAGCGACGACCGGACGAGGCGAGCGACCTCATATGCGTGGGTCGGCTGCTGGACGTCGAGGAACGCCTCGCCACCGCGGAGTCCCGCGCCTTGGCCGAGACGCTGACGAAGGAGCGGGACAAGGCTCTGGCCGCTGCCGTCGAGTTGGCGCGGGACAACGCAGGCATCCCCACACGCGAACTCCGCGACCGGCTGTCGCAGGCGGAGGGGCTGCTGCGCAATCTGGTTTGCGCGGTGGGTGGGCGGACGGATGAATTCGACAAGGAAACGCTGCAGGCCCGCGCCTTCCTCGCCTCCAAGCCCGGAGGCGCCAGCCATGGCTGACCGCGCGGCGTTCGAGGCGCTCATCACGAAGCTCGAGGAAGGCAAGGCGAAGCGCGACGCAGCCCTGCGTACCAAGGCCGGCGCCGTCGAACGGGCGTGGAAAGCCGAGGTCGCGAAGGCCCGCGCCGAGGCGTTCGAGGAGGCGGCGCGAGCGGTCTGCAACTACGCCGGCCGGTGCAACTCCAACAAGTGCCCGTGCCATCGCGTGCGCGCCCTCGCCGGCAGCGCGAAGGTGCAGCCGGCCACGGCCGACGAGGAGCAGCGCGCTCTCTGGGCCTTCGCGCAGGGACTGAAGCACCTGCGCATCACTCGCATCGACATCGAGCAGTCGGTGGAGTCGCTCAGCCCGGAGGAGCGCGCGGCCTTTGAGCATCGCCTGTCGGTGCCCGCCCAGCCCCGGCCCGACGTGGCGAAGGCGCTCATCATTCTCGACAGGTTCGAGCGCAGCGTTGACGACTGGGTCCACGTCACGAACAGCGCCTGCGACCGCTCCATTGACTGCGACGAAGCGGAGTCGGCCGCCGAGTGCATGGAGCACGGCGATGACAATCAGGACGGCGGCTACGACGCCTGTCCGCCGTGTGAATGCGGCAAGGGCTGGGCGCAGAAGGCAGCGAAGGCCATCCGAGCCGCGCTGAAGGGCGGTGGCCAGTGAAGCACCCCATCATTCTCGATGGGCCTGCCTTCCCTTGGTGCGAGCCGAATCCTGCCGGGCCGGTGATTGATGCAGACGGCGAGGTGAACTGGATGGCTGCCGCATTCGCGGACCCTGGCGTCGTGAAGTGCCCGGGCTGCGCCGAGTACCTGTGGAACGAGGGCTACCGCGTGCGCTGCCCGGACTGCGCCGCGGAGTTCGACACGCACAACAAGCGGAGGGGTGGCCAGTGAGCCTGAACGCAGACCGCTCCGCGCCCATGGTGCGAGCGCTGAGAGCAACCCTCGCCCCGGCCCCGAAGGAGCGCGGCATCCTCTTCTCCGCGCCGATGGTTCGCGCGCTGCTCTCCGGCGCGAAGACGCAGACGCGGCGGAGGTTGAATCCCCAGCCCGCCTTCAGCACAGGCAGGTGCTGGTACCCGCGGCGACCGACGACGAATCCCCAACGCGGGCTCCACTACGCGAACGAGGAGCACTTCCGTCGCGGCGCCCCTGTGGACTTCTCGCCATACGGCCAGCCCGGTGACCGGCTCTGGGTGCGCGAGACATGGGCGGCTGTCTACGACTGCCCCGACCTTCCGTGCTGCGAGAGTGGAGAGAGCGTGCATCGACGCCCCGTTTACCGCGCGACCGAGCCGGATGGCATTGCCGACTACGCATGCAGCTTCGACTGCGACCACGACGAGGCGGGCTGCGCGTACTGGCGCCCCTCGCTCTTCATGCCCCGATGGGCCTCGCGTCTCCTGCTCGAGGTGACGGACGTCCGCGTCGAGCGGCTCCAGGACATCACACCGGCCGATGCAGTTGCAGAGGGCGTCTGGTCGCCGGACGACCGGAGCCTCTGGAACGAGGCAGCCAGACTCTCCGGCGAGTTCGACCCGAATGGCGACCCAATGTTCGGCGCGGTGGATCTGTTCCATGCGCTCTGGGAATCCATCCACGGCGCCGGCTCCTGGGACGCCAGCCCGTGGGTCTGGGTGGTCGGCTTCCGGAGGCTGCCATGAGCGCTGCCCGGGAACTCCACGCCACCGGCGACGCCAAGGCGGTGCGCGATTGCCGCTCCTGCGGGTGCCCGCTCTTCATGGTGACGGGCCCCAATGGGAAGACGATTCCGCTGGACCGACGCGCACCCGTCTACACCGTAGAGCGCGACCTCGCCGGCGGCTTCGTAGCGCAGAAGGCCGAGGCCTTCGTCACGCACTTCTGCACCTGCCCCACGGCTGACAAGCACACCCGCTCGAGGCAGCGATGAGCACGCACGCCCAGGGCGACCTGTTCACCGGCCGTTTCATCGGGCGGCAAAAGCGCGAGCCGAAGGCGCCCGTCGTCCTCCTGCCGTTGGTGGAGCGAATCGCGAACGAGGAACGAGCACTGAGAAGCCTCACCGAGTCCCGGGACGCGTCAGACGCCGGAAGACAGCGGGACGCATACGCACGCGCTGTCGTGAACATCTCGGTGCACCTGGAGCTGCTCCGGGCCGAGCTCGCGCAGGAGGCCGCATGACGCCCACGCCCCGACAACTCGAGTACCTCCGCGCCATCGTCTCCTTCCAGGACAGGCACGGCTTCTCGCCCACCATCCGAGAACTGGGCAACGCGCTCGGCATGGCGTCCACCAACGGCGTCGCAGAGCAACTCCACCTCATTCGCCGGAAGGGCCTCTTGGACTGGCGCATCAACAAGGCGCGGACGCTGGCACTCACTGCTCAGGGCTGGAGAGAACTCGGACTCACGCGGAAGGCGGTGGCGTTGTGAGCCACCTTGCTTTTGACCTCGATGCGCTGAGCCTGGTTCCGAAGGTCGCCCGCGCGGCCGGGGTTCCGGAGGGGGACATCGCCTGGGGCCTCCTCCAAGGCTGGGAGTGGTGCTGGCGCCAGCGCACGGACGTTCTCACTGCGGTGCACCTCCGAGGGTTCTTCGGCGTTGACGTGGCCGAGGCTCTCGTCGCCTTCGGCTTTCTCGCGAGGCTGGAGGACGGCACCTTCCGCGTCAGAGGGGCTCAGCGCTACCTCCGCATCGCGGAAGGGCAGTCCAAGGGCGGGCACTCTGCCAAGGCAAACCTCATCCCGGGGGCACGACAAAAGAAGGCGGCAGGCGCCCTCGAAGGCTCTCGGCTGGGTGAGGGGGGAGCCGAGAGGGAGCCGAGAGCCAGCCGAGAGGATGCCGAGAGCGACACTCGGCTCGCTCTGGGGCCTACAGCGAGCAGCGAGCAGCGAACAGCGAAAGAAGAAACAACTACACCCCTACGCGCGCGCGAAGCGGAAGGTTTGGCCGCAGCGCATCAAGCAACGAGCCCACCGCAACCCGAGCCACAGCCGGCCGAAGCTGCAAGCGCGCCCTACGAGCCTCTGCGCCACCGGATGGAGGCGGCCTGGGAGGCGCAGCACGGAACGCCCTACGCCTGGACGCACCACGATGACCTCGCCATCAAGGGCCTCATGGCCAAGAGCAACGGCGACGACGCCGTGGTGCTGGGCCGCTGGTGCGTTGCGCTGACGTGGCCGGAGTGGCCCAGCTGCAACTCCGTGGTGGACCTCAGCAGGTACTGGAATGCCTACGGCAAGGCGCCGCGCCAGAGAAAGGCCACCGGGGACCCTCGCAAGTCGCCCGTGAGAGCCGAGGACATGGACCGCCGCAGCTTCGCCAACCCCGGCGTGGTGGAGGATTTCTGACATGGACGACTGGACGCAGCCCTCGTACCTCGCTCTCGCGAGAAACCCAGCCCTCCTGGACGAGTACCGCGCCAGGAAGGCCGCATGGCTTGCGGCCAACGAGCCCCTGTGTGCCGCATGGGACGAAGCGCTGGCCGAAGAGCAACGGCGCGCCTGGGCCCTCCAGGAGGCGGCGCAGAGAGTCTTCGCGCTCCGCAACGCCGGACTCCCGCAGCGCGCCATCGAGGCGTGGCAGGCGGGACTCAGGCCGACGAAGGGCGTGGAGGCCGTGCGCACCTTCGTCGCGTCGGGGAAAACCTTCCTGCTCCTGCTCGGCTCGCCGGGCTGCGGCAAGACGGTCGCGACCGCGGAGGCGCTGACAAGGGGCGGCTGCTTCTTTCGAGCCATCGAGTTGGCGCGGCTGTCCAGCTTCGACAAGGAGGACCGCGCCACCTTCCAGGATGCTGCACACATCCGGACTCTCGTGCTGGATGACCTCGGCGCCGAGCTTCTCCACGACGGCTGGCGCCCGATGCTCGATGAGCTTGTGGACATCCGGTACGGCAACCGCGCGCAAACCGTCATCACCAGCAACCTGGACGCCAAGGCATTCAAGGAACGCTACGGCGAGCGCATCGCGGACCGTGTCCGCCACGATGGCTTCATCGTCACCTGCGGCGACAAGTCTGAGCGGAGGCAACCGTGAGGTTCGTTTTCCACCTGAGACTGACGGGAAGCCTCAACTCCCGAGAGCACTGGACCGCCAGGGCCAGGCGCGTGAAGCGAGAGCGCACCGCGACTTCGAGCGCATGGCGCCAGCTGGCCTTTGCCCAGCAAGTCCCGCTACTGCCGTTCGTGGTGACGCTGACTCGCATCGCTCCGCGCCCGCTGGACTCGGACAACCTCGCCGGCAGGCTCAAGGGCGTCCGCGACCAAGTCGCCTTCCAGCTCGGAGTGGATGACGGGGCCGCAGGAGTCACCTGGCGCTACGAGCAGCGACGCGGAGCACCGCGCGCGCATGGCGTCGAGGTGTCTGTGCTGGCGAAGTCCCAATGGCTGGCCGGCGAGATTGCGGCATTGGCTGCGGACGCCTGTTCCACGCGTTCCACGGGGGCGCCGCAAGACGAGCCAACGCAAAGCGGGGCGAAGGTGCGGCGGGGCCGACGCGTGGCCCCCAAGCCAAGCCAGAGGCCTCGGCCATGAGAGCCCGCGAGAACTGGAGGCACTGCTCTCGCTGCGGCTGTCTTCGAAGGCCCGAGGGCCTCGAGGCCTGTCAGCTGAAGTGGTGGGACGGCCAGGTTGACGACGTCCTGCTGTGCGCGGACCGAAGGTGGTGTCTGCGAGTCGTGCGGAGGGAAACATGAGCGGCCGCACTCGCGAAGAGCGCTGTGCGCTGGCTGAGGAGGCCGCGCGCAAGGCCAGGGCCCGGACGGAGCTGGTGGCGACGGCCATCCCGCTGCTTGCCGATGGGCTCCGGCTTGTCATCGTGGCCCAGCGTCTTCGCGTCAGCGCGTCGCGGCTGTCGAGGCTGCTGCAGCGGGCCGGCATCGCCGTCGTCCAGCGGCCGAGCCGCCTGCCTCACGGCCTCCCCGTTGACTAGGCAATCCAACTCCTGCCTCTTGCTCAAGACGTCGCCAGCAAACAGAGGGGAAGGACAAGCATGGCCAAGCTGAGGAAGCCCCAGCAAGACGAGCAGCAAGTGGCGAAGTCCGTCGGCAGCGTCGTCCCGGAAGTCACCTTCGGCGTCGCGAAGCTGGGAGATGGGAAGCACCTCGCCGTGTGCACCGTCACCCAGGGCGAGGTGGTGCTGACGCGCGAGGTGCTGACGCCAAGGCGGCACGGCGGGGACACGGGCGAGTCCAAGGCGCTGGCGTGGAGTCGCGCGCTGGGTGCGGCCGGGGAGTTCGCGCGGCGGAGGGAGTCATGAGGTTTGTCGTGACCGACCCTGGCGGCGGCATGGAGCGCACCACCCTCGTCAACGCCGACAGCTTCGCCAGCGCTGCCGCGGCGGCGGAGAGGCACTGGCCTCAGCTTCAGGTGCTGAACCTTGTCCTCGTCAGCGAGGCGAACGCGCCGGGCGGAGTGGAGACGAGGCCGAGCTTCTGGCAGCGCGTGCTGGGGTGGTTCCGATGAGGGAGGCATCCACGGAATTCGTCGTGATGAGCGAGGCCGTCCAGCAGGAGCAACGCTTCCGCTTCAAGGTTGGGGGTGGCATGCACGTGCAAGCCGTCATCACGCAGCGCCGCTTCTACGTGGATGACCCGGCGAAGCAGGAGCATCGGTTCGAGTTCGACTTGAGCGCCCAGGACACGAAGCGGCTCGGTCTGATTCTGCTGTCGATGGCTGCCGTGCTCGAGGCCAAGCCATGATCACCCTGCTCTGGCTCCTCATGGGGTGGTTCCGATGAGCTACTTCACCGACAGGGCCGTGACGATGGTGGAACAGGTGGTGGAGCAGGATGGAGTCCTGTGCGACTCCTGCGGCCTGAAGGTCGTAGTGGATCCACCGTCGTCGCCGCCCAGCAGCCACGTCCAGCCGGAGCTTGTTGGTTGGGGTCGCTGGGCCGTCATCGAGCCTGACGGAAGCGTGAGTCGCTCCATCGGGAAACGGAAGGACCTCTGCCCGCCCTGCGCCGGCACTGTGGTGCTGTACATCCGAGACATGAAGCTTGCGAGGGAGCGATGACTACCACCGAGGCCAAGCAAAGCTGGATGGAACCCGGGGTGGGCAACCTGCTGGAGGAGCGCGCCAGCGAAGGCAACGCACGCGCAGACCTGCTGGAACAGCTGGCAGCAGCGCACGCCACCGTCGCGAAACTCAACACGAGGATGGCGAAGCTGGAGCTGGACCTGGCTCGGCACGCAACGTTGTGGGAGACGGAGTCTGCCGAGTACGCACAGCACCACGGCGGCAACGCCTCCGAGCGTGCGCGCAACCGGGGATGCATTTGGACGCGTGCAGCCTTGAATGACTTGAGGCAAATCCGCAAGGCGTTGGGGCTGAAGGACGAGCAGTCGCTGTCGGACGCGCTCTCTGAAATCTCCCGCCACGGGCTGAGGCTCCCATGAGTCCCCTCCTCTGGCCCCTCGTGACTCTCGTGGCCGTGGTGCTGGCGTTCGTGGTGGCGTGGCGCTTCGTCGGCAAGCACGGCGTCGAGTACGTCACCAAGGCGGACCTGAAGGCCGAAGCGACTGCGATGGGCAGCATGCTGAAGCGCGACGGCGACGCGCTCCTGGGGCATCGCGAACGTATCGAGGCCCTCGAGGAACTGACCAAGAAGCTGGACGCGCGCACCAGCAATGACCCTGCCCTGGCACGCCTTCCGGCCGGGCTGCGACGGGGTGGGCCGTGAAGCAGAGCCCCGCCATCCCCTACGACTCCATGCGAGCCAACGCCCAGGCGCGGAAGCTCAACGCCGCCGCCTTCGTTCGCATCGCACGCAACGCCGCGCGGGCGCACCGCTGCCAGGTGCTGCTCCAGGGCGACGGCGTGGCGTACCTCGTGGCGTCGGGCCCGACTTGGGTGGACGCGCTGGCGCAGTACTTCACCTGGCACATGGAGCACTCCAATGGCGAAGCGCAAGCAGCAGAGTGAAGCGGAGCGCACGGCCATCGAAGCCGCACTCCTGGCTGCGGCGGAGAAGACCGCTGCTCAGCCGGTCGGCGTCGGGCGAGTTATCGAGCCGGAGATGGTCCAGTGCACGTGTGGCGACCGGTTCGCAAAGGGCCTGGCCTGCATCTCGTGTAATCCGGCAGAGGCTCGCGCTGGCGTGAAGGAGTTCCTCGCTCGGTACTCGTGCTCCACCTGCGGCGGGCTCGTCCCTCCTGGCGAGGCTTGCCCCACGGACGGCCAGGTCAACTAGCCATGCACCTCCGCCCCGGCACCTTCCACACCCGAATCAGCCACACGGCCCAGCGCGCCTGCTACATGGCGCTGCGTCGGAAGGGCTGGCGCGTTGAGGTGGGCATTCTCTCCGTGTCGGCCAAGCGTGACGACATCGACGAGAAGGTGACGGCCCGAGAGTTCCGCGAGCTGCTCAACAAGTGCGCCGTCATCGACGCGCGGGAAGCGGAGAAGGCAAAGAGGGAGCGCACGCCCCTCGTGGTGGACGTGCCGTGATGGGTGTCTCGCGTCGGCAGAAGGCGAAGCGCATCCAACCGACAGGCGACACGCGGCCGAGGACGGAGGCAGACGTGCTCGCGCTTGTTCGCAACAGCCTGCTCTGGGGTTGCTCGAAGTGTGACCGCACGTTTCCGTTCCCGCTCAAGGCGACCGAGCCGGAGAGGATTGGCTCGCTGATGGTGTGCCCGGACTGCGAGCGGGTCCCATGAAGTGCACCGCCTCCAGCAAGGAAACGGGCAAGCCGTGCCGCGCCAACGCACGGCCCAACGGCTTCTGCCACTTCCATGACCCAGACGCCCAGGAGGCGCTGCGCGAGACGAAGCGCAAGGGCGGCCAGGAGAAGCAGCGCCGGTACCCACAGGACACGCGGGTGATGGAGGCCGAGGAGGCCACGGCGCTGACGGTGGTGCTGGAGAACGCCGGGCCCAAGGGCGTCATTGCAGTCTGCGAGAAGGTCATCAAGGCCATCATCACGGGCAAACTGGACGTGCGGATGGGGAGCGCAGTGGCCTCGCTGCTGTCGGTGGCGGTGTCGGCGATGAGGGTGAAGGAGACCGACTCCCGCCTGTCGGAACTGGAGCGCAAGACGAGGCCGCTCGAAGGGCTGACGCAAGAACAGCTCCTCCAACTCGTCCGCGAGGGCCAGCGCAATGGAGTCGCCGCAGTCGCCAACAGCAACGGGCATTAGCCCGGAGGCCGTCGCCGTCTACCGCGCCGCGACGGATGCGCTGTGGCGCGCTGGCAACCTGCTGTGGAAGCTGCACGAGGACCAGAGGCGAGTCCACGCGCAGGTGGTGGCCGCGTTCGATGCCGGTGCCGACTCCTTCGTGCTGGAGATTGCCCGACGCTGGGGGAAGTCCCGCTACCTCGGAGCCAGGGCCGTTGAGCGCGTGGTCCAGACGGGCGGCCGCGTGGTGTACGGCGCGCCCACGCTGAAGGATCTCACCGAATTCATCATCCCCCACATCGAAGCCATCACCGCCGACGCCCCGCCCGGCCTCCGGTGGCACTTCAACGGCCAGCGAATGCACTTCGACTGCGAGAATGGCGGGCACATCCACCTCTTCGGGTGCGACGACAAGCGCAAGGCGAACCGGGGCCGTGGGCCTGGCGCCGTGGAAGCCATCCTGGACGAGTGCGGCTTCATCCCCATTTTCGACTACGTGCGCCGTTCAGTCCTTCGGCCTCAGCTGCTCCACAGCGGCGGGAAAATCCTCTACGCCTCCTCGCCAGCCGAGGAGCCGGACCACGACTTCACCGCGGTGGCCGAGCGCGCAGAGGCGCGGGGCAACTACGCGAAGCGAACCGTCTGGGACAACCCGCTCCTCACGGAGGCGCAGGTCCGCCGCTTCATCGAGACGGACGCCAAGGACGAGGGGCTGACGCCCGAGGAGTACCAGCGCACAGACTCGTTCCGCCGCGAGTACCTGGCAGAGCGCGTCGTCAACAAACTCCTCGTCGTGCTGGGCGACGACTGGGAGAACAAGCGCAGCACCCTCATCCGCCCCGTGGTGCGCCCGGAATTCTACGACGCGATGACGGTGCTGGACCCCGGCGGGAATGACCCGCACGCCGTCACCTTCGGCTACTGGCACTTCGGGATGGCCAAGTACGTCCAGGAGGACGAGCTGCTGCTGCGCGACGGGGAAAACACCGAGGACCTGGCCGCGCGCATCAAGGGGAAGGAGCGAGAGCTCTACGGCACGGAGTTGTTCGACGGCACCCTGCGCGCCGCTGCCGAGGATAAGGACGGCGTCATCGCCCAGATGGTGCCGGAGTGGATGCAGGACATCCTGGCCAAGGAGGCCCAGCCGCAGCCCTACATGCGCGTGATGGACATCAACATCACGATGGCCCGCGACTTGTGGCAGCTCCACAAGCTGGCCTTCCTCAACACCGCGAAGGACGACAAGCAGGCGGCGGTGAACAACTTCCGCGTCGCCCTCCGCCGCGAGGAGTACCTCCTGCACCCGCGCTGCGCTCACACCGACAGGCACTTCCGCCAGACGACGTGGAAGGACGTGCGGCGCAAGGAGTACGCGCGCAAGGGCGGAGAGCACGGGGACTTGCTCGACACGGGCGTCTACTCGATGCGGAACGTGGACAGGCAGCGCAACCCGTACCCCAGACACTGGCACCAGCCCGTGGTGGCCAACGGCATCCAGGCCCGGATGCAGGCAGAGCAGCGGGAGAAGGCGGCCATCGCCATTTTCGGGAACAGCCCGCTCGCCAGACGCCTCCGGGCGCGGCGTTGAGAATGCAACCGAGTCACGGTAGCGCCTTGGCATGGACGACTCGCGCCGCAAGTACTTCGCCGCCCGGGACAGGAAGGACATCGGACGCGCGCTCATGGAGCGGCTGAAGCCCCTCCTGTCCGACGAGAGGCAAACCAACATCGACGAGATGCGCAACGCCTACTGTCACCTGTACGGCGTGGACGTTGGCTATGGCACTCCCACCGGGGTGACGCGCGGTGGAGAGCGCGGGGAGCTGGCCCAGCTTCGAATCAGCGCCGCAGCCACGGACTTGCGCGCCAAGCACGCCCTCGTCACCGCCCAGGAAGTGATGTGGAGGCCGCAGGCGAAGAATGGCCTCAGCAGCGTCGCAGAGGCCACGTCCAAGGCGGCGGACATCCTCGAGGACGAATGGAAGACGAACCGCCTGGGAATTGTCTCCTCGCAGTTTGCGATGGCGGCGCTGGCCTTCGGCGAGGCCTTCGTCTTCCACAAGTGGGACGTCTCGGCGGGCCCGGCCTTCGCCGCGATGGAGGACAGGCTCTACCGAGAGGGGGCGCCCGTCTACCACCTCGTGCCCTCCTGGGATGTGTGGAGGGACTCTGCCTCCAAGTCCTTCGCGGCGGGTCAGTGGCTCTTCGTGCGGATTTGGGAGAACCGCTTCGACCTGGCGAAGGAGTTCCGCGAGCTCGCGGACGGGCGTGAGGGCGACGACGCCACCGAGGCCATCCTGTCCGCGTGCGACACGCCGGCAGACATGGGCGTGGCCGACGGCGACCGCTACCGGGTGACGGACAGCGAGCTCATTCCGGTGTGGCACTTCTTCCACCTGCCCTCGGTGTCGCTGCCGATGGGTCGGCACGTGACACTCCTCACGGAGGACGTTGTCCTCCACGACGAGCCGCTGAAGGGCCCCAACTCCACCTACAACGGGATGCCCGTCCACTCGCTGGGCGACGTCGAGGTGATGGACTCGCCGTTCCGCCGCGCCGTCTTCTGGGACACGCTGGCCGGCCAGGAGGTGTGCGACGCCATCGACACGGCGATGGCCACCCGGGCGACGATGATGTCCGCGCCAATTTTCGCCTACGAGAAGGGCTCGGACTTGGCGCCGGAAGTCCTCGCGAGCGGCGGCCGTGCCTGGGGCTACCCCCGCGGCGCGAAGCCGCCCGTTGAAGTGGCGCCGGCCCGAGTGCCAGGCGAGTCCCTCGAGTACCGCCGCGACGTGCGCGCCGCCGGCCGCGAGACGATGGGCCTCAACGAGGCCGCCGTGGGCCAGCAGAAGGGCGCGGAGATGAATGCACAGGCCTCGGCCCTCCTCGCCTCCATGGCCGTGCAGCAGGCGGGGCCCTTCCAGAAGAAGTGGCTCTCCGCGCTGGGCGCCATTGGCCAGGGCGTGCTGCGGCTCCTCGCTCAGAAGGTGAAGGAGCCCCGGACGCTGCAGGCGACGCGCGACTCCTCCCGCCACGAGACGGTGACGTACACGGGCGGGGAGATTGCCGGCATCGAGGGCGTCCAGGTGGACGTGGGCAATGCGCTGGAGCAGACGGCACAGGGCCGCCTCGCCATCGCGGACCTCTACGTCGAGCGCGGCTGGGCGACGGGGCCAGAGCAATACAGCCAAGTCATCTCGACCGGGCGCCTGGAGCCCATCTCCCGGCGCAACACGAACGAGATGACGCTCATTCAGTGGGAGTACGAGCGGCTGCTGAAGGGGAAGACGCCACCCGTCCACTACGCGCAGAACCACGCTCTCCACTTCCGCGAAAACTCCGCCGCCATCCTGGACCCCAGCGCCGTGGAAAACCCCGACGCGCTCCAGGCAGTGGAAGCGCACCTGGCCGAGCACTACCTCCAGCAATTCGGAGTGCCGCGCGAGGCGGACCCCCTGCGTCCCATGCGAGAGCGCTGGATGCTGGGCCAGCCCATCGGCCCGGGCCAGGAGCAGCCGCTGGCGCCTCCGGGTGCACCGCCGGGGATGCCTCCTGGTGGGCCTCCGGGCGCTGGCCCAGGTGGGCCGCCCGCGCCCACCGCTTCGGATGCACAGCCCCCTCCGGGCGTGGCGCCTCCAGCGGTGGCGGACGTCCCGCTTCCGGAGATGCCGCCCAACCCCCTCACTGGCGAGCAATTCAACCCGGCCGACGGCGGTGGCGTCGTCGCGCCCAACTAGAGGTACCTCATGTCGGAAGCCGTCGCTCCTGCCGCGCCCGTTGCGGCCACGCCGTCCAACCCGGCCCCTGGGAAGGCCACTGCCCCCGCGCCCGTCGTCGAGACGAGGCCGGGGCCCAACGGCACTCGCGCTCCAGATGGCCGCTTCCTCCCGAAGGAGGGCACGCAGGGCGTAGCGCCGAAGGACGCGCCCCAGCAACCCGGCGAGACGAAGGAGGCCTACCGGCTGCGCACCAAGGTGAAGGTGTACGGGGAAGAGCGGGACGTTGACTTGGACGAGGACGGCATCAAGCGGGAGCTGCAGCTCGGCTACGCCACGAAGAGGCAGCTCTCCGACGCCCTGGCCAAGCTGAAGGCCCGCGAGGAGGCCGACAAGCTCGCCGACGAGAACCCGGAGGAGTTCCTCCGCCGCAAGGGCCGCGACCTGGGTGAGATGGCCAAGCGCCAGCTCCTCGCCGCCATCGAGCAAGAGGCCATGTCTCCGGAGCAACGGGAGCTGGCCGAATTGCGCGCACAGCTGGAGGCCCAGCAGTCCGAGAAGACGCAGCGCGAGGAGAAGGAGAAGGCCGCGCTGAAGGCCATCCACCGCAAGAAGTTCATCGAGCAGCGCAAGCAGGTGTACCGCGCGGCCATGCCCAGCACCGGCCTGGAGCCGACGCACGAAACCCTCTACCTCATGGCCGAGACGGAGGACCTCATGCGCCAGGACGGCATCGAGGTGACGCCGGAGAACCTGGCCTCCGAGGTGCGGCGCCGCGTCAGCGGCTTCACACGCAACTACCTCGCCGCGCTCAGCCCCGAGGCGCTTACGCGAGAGTTGGGCAACGAAACCATCCAGGCCCTGCTGAAGCACTCCATCGAGAACTTCGAGCGAAGCCAGGGCGTGGTGCGCACACCGAAGCAGGCGCCCCCGCAGCCTTCACGCGAAGAGCGCCCGCGCTACCTGTCGGTGCAAGAGGTGGAAGCCAACCTCAAGAAGATGTTCGGGACGTAGGCCAGGCAGCCCCCGTTGACTTGGCAACCCAGCCCCCGTAGCACTTCGAGTGTCTGACGGGGCGCCGACACAGCCACCCCTGAAAGACTCGGCTGTCTGCGGCGCTCCCGACACAGGAGCCACCAAGGCCCGAAGAGAGACGTTCCGAGAGGACGCATCGCCACCTTCTGCGGCGCGGCGCGCTTTCCAAACGGACGAGTGAATTCCCCTCCTCTTCTTCGGGCGTCGCCACTGGCGCGCCCTCCTCAGGTGCGTCCATGGCTGGCGAAACAACGTTCTCAGACATTAACGGTATGGCGAAGCGGGTCTACGACAAGTCGGGACTCCAGGATCTCCGGAGCGACTGCAGCATCGTCACGAAGCGAGTCGGTTGGGACAAGGGCAGCCGGGCAATTGGCGAGTCCTACCAGTCGCCGATGACGCTCCGCTTCCCCAACGGCTACACCTACCTGGGCAGCGCGGGCACCGCCAACACGTCGCTCAAGCAGCCCCGCCCCCAGGTAGTGAAGCAGGCCAGCGTTGTCCCCTCCGCCTTCATCTTGGAGGAGCGGCTGGTGACGCAGGCCCTGGCCCGCGCCGCAGCCGCCGGGGACGGCGCCTTCGCCGCCCTGGCGTCGGAAACCTACAAGGGGATGAAGCTGTCCGCGTCCAACCGCGTCGAGGCCAGCATCATCATCGGCCAGAAGACGCTCGGCACCGTCGAGACGGTGACGGACTTGGGCGCTGGCCTGGCGGACCTCACCATCACCCAGGCCACGTGGCGTCCCGGCCTCTTCTGGGCGCTGAGCGAAGGCGCGACGTTCGACGCGTTCACCGCGGCCACGAAGAACAACGCCTCTGGCCCCCTGGTGTTGGCCGGCATCAAGGCGGCGGAGCGCAAAATCACCGTCAGCTACACGGGCACGCTCGCCTCCGAAGTCACGGCGGCGGACAACCTGTACTTCGAGGGCGCCACCACGGACCCCACCTCGTCCGTCGCATGGAACGAGATGGCGGGGCTCATCGCCCAGTCGAGCAACATCTCCGGCACGTCCCTCGGAATTGACGCGTCGGTGTACGGCAACTGGAAGGGCAACACCTACGACGTCGGCGGAAACTTCAACTCCGACGTCATCGAGGACGCGGTGGGCCTGCTCCGGGACCGCGGCGCCTCCGGGAAGCTGGAGCTGTACCTGGCGAACAAGGCGTTCGGCCAGGCGATGGCTGAGGCGAAGGTGAACCGGAACTTCGACGCCAGCTACTCGCCGGAGAGAGCGAAGCTGGGCCACAAGGCCATCGGCTACGCGTCCGCGGAGATTGGGGAGATTGAGCTCGTCAACCACCCCTTCATGGCGCAGGGAGAGTTCCTCCTGCTCAACCCGGCCAACGTCGGGCGCGTGGGCAGCATGGACCTGGAGTTCGGCATCCCCGGCGTGGATGGCGAGCAGCACTGGTACCCCATCATGGGAACCAACCTGGCCGGCATCCAGCTGCAGACGGACCAATGCGTCATCAACAAGCGCCCCAACCACAGCATGTACGGCACTGGAATTACCTACACCTGAGCGACGGGTTGAACGGCACTCCGAGGGGCACCACCCCTCTCCCTTCGGGGTGCTTCTTGAGTCCGTAGGCACCACCCCAAGGGAGTCCGCCCATGAAGAGCACCGTCACCATCTACGTCCCCGAGGGTGAGGACCCCTTCGGCACCTATCTCACCCGCAAGCCGCGGGAGAAGGTGAACCGCTTCGCCGAGTACCTGCGCGCCATCGCAGGCAGCGGCATTCTGGGCCGCGCTCAGTCCCGGCCCAGCATCACGGCGGGCGCCACGTACGGCAACGCCCTCGTCACCCTGGCGGCCGTCGCCGCGGCGGACACCGTCACCATCAACGGCGTCGTTTTCACCGCCGTGGCCGGTGCCGCCGGTGCGAACCAGTTCTCCGTGGACGGCACGGACATCGTGGACGCCTCGGGATTCGTAACGAGCGTCAACGCCTCCGTCACGCCCCTCGTCTCGGGCTATGTGAAGGCCGACAACCGGAGCGGCACGGTCACCCTGGCGGGCGTCACCGCCGGACAGACGGTCACCATTGGTGGAGTCACTTTCACCGCAGTCGGCGGGCCCGCTACCTCGACCACCACGTTCGACATCTCCGGCAGCGACACGACGGATGCGTTTTCGCTGGTGGCCAAAGTCAACGCTCACCCCTTCCTTCGTGAGCAGGTGGTTGCGTCGAGCGCCGCTGGCCTCGTCACGGTGCGGCAGCTCCCCTTTGGGCCGACCCAGACGCTGGGCCTGTCGAAGTCCGGCGCGGGAATTACCGTCTCCGGCACCACGCTGGCAGCGGCTGCCTCCGTCCTCCTCTGCGCGGTGGAGAAGGGGCAGACCGGCAACGTCCACACCCTGGCCAGCTCCAACGGCACGCGGCTCCTGGTTTCCGGGGCGCGCTTCTCTGGCGGCTCCTCCACGGTCTTCACCTTCTGAGGCTGCCATGAAGAAAACCGCTCTTCTCCTCGCAGCCATGGCCCTCCCGGTGCTGGGGCAGTCGTCTCCAAGCACCACGCAGCAGAACGAGGTGTTGGTGCTGACGACTTCCACGCGCGTGGACGTGGGCATTGAGCAACGCAAGGGCATCGAGGTGCAGAACCTCGGGCCCAACGCCATCTACTGCAAGGTGTCCAACACGACGCCGACGGCGGTGCTCAACAAGGCGCGGCGCCTCGCCACCAACGAGTCCTGGGCCATCGACTTGCCCCCGGGCTACCGAATTTCCTGCATCGCCGCGACCGCCAACCAGGTGACGGGGGCGGCCACCATCGTCACCGAGGTGCGGTGATGCGCTGGGCTCTCCCTCTTCTCGTCCTCGCCCAACTGGCGAACGCGCAGGCGCTCTCGAAGAGCATCCGCAGCGGAGGGTTGAGCCCTGAGCGCTTCCCCTCCAGCGGTGCGGGGGCAGGCGCTGCGGCGGCCACCGCGCTCTTGAGCTTTCTTCCCAGCGTCTCCGCGTCGGACGAATGTACTGGCGCTGTCCTTGTCGCCGCGACAGGCCAGACACTCAACTTCACGCGCTCAAGCTCGGCCTACTGCGCCAAGAGCGACGGGACGATTGTCCTGCACACCAGCAACCAGGCTCGCATCGAGGCGAACGGCCTCCTCACGGAGGAGACGAGGACGAATGTCGCGCTTCGCTCAGAGGAATTAGAGAACGCCGTCTGGACCATCTTCTCCGGCACCGTCACAGCAAACGCCGGGGTCGGTCCCAATGGAGCCAGCACTGCGGACCGGGTGCAGATTTCGGCCGGCGACGCGAACGCCGTCGTTCAGCAGACCATCAGCGGCATCTACGAGGCTGCGACGCACACGACAGCCTTCTACGTGAAGAGCAACACCGGCAGCTCCCAGCTCTTTCGACTGAAGCTGACTCACAACGGCGTCGCCGACTTCCGGAGCGCGGACCTCACCGCGACGACGTCCTGGCAGCGGTTCACCTTCTCGCAGTTGTTCGGCTCGACTGCTGGCTCTGGCGCCGTCATTGGCGTCAACGTCCCCACTGGCGCCACCGCCGTCGATCTACTCGTCTGGGGCGCCCAGCTCGAAAAGGGCCAGAGCCGAGCGACGAGCTACATCGCGACGGCTGGCACCACAGTCGTGCGTTCTCCTGAGCTCGCCAGCTTCGCGCTGACATTCCCCGAGGCCGAGGGCTGCGCCACCGCGACGATTACCTTCCCGACCGTGAAGACAGCCGGGAGCATCTACATCGTCGGCACCAGCGGTGGCTCCAACAGCGACGCCGCCATCTACTGGCCCAGCGCAGGAACCACGCTGGGGACCTTCGCAACAACGGGCGGCGGCCCCACTGTGGCGGCGGCGCTCTTCGGCACCACCAGCGTCGGCCGTGGCTCCTGGCGCACCTTGCCCTCGCTACTCGGTTCGATTCAAGTCAACGGCGCCACCGCGGCGACGCAGGCGGGGACGGACTTCGCCGCTTCCGGCACCGTCTGCCTTGGCAGCACCTGCGGAAGCAGCGCCAACTTCACGGGCTACATCCGGGCGTTGCGTCTCGAGAACTCCTTCGCGGGGTGCCTGTGAGTCCCGCTCTCCGCGCGATGCTTGTCATCCTCGGCACCGTTGCCACCGCAGGCGCGGTGTATACGCTCGCCGTCCTCGGTCCTGGCTTCACCCGGGACGACGCCATTGACGCCGGCCTTCTGGATGTCTCCACGCCCGCGCGGCTGGAGTGCCGCTTCTACGTGCACCCGGACTGCCGGAACCTCCCACTGCCAGACGGAGAGCCCCTGCCGGCGTACCTGACGGGCCAAGTCCGGGCGCGGTTTTTTGACGGCGGCGACGAAGGCTCAACCCTCATCCTCCCCGACTTTCCCAGCAGGCCCGACGGCGGCTTCTGCATCATCCCGGTTGGCAGCGTTGCCGAGGCGTGCACGGTGCTGGAGGTTGGCTCTTGCAGCTCTCCGGTCGTCTGCACCTACGACTACCCCTCCCAGGGCCTGGAGGCGGGCGCCTGCTACCGCCCGGATGCCGGCAGGTGCCGCACTCCCCAGCAGGATGGCGGCCTCGTCACTGCGCCACTCGGCGTCACGCTGTCGCCGGACACCTGGGTGGGGCCCGGCTGCTTCAGAAAGTACCCAGGCCCCGTCCTCTTCGCCGAAGGGGACGAGAGCTGGCCCCAGGAGTGCCCGCAATGAGCGTCACCATCACCGTGGACGGCGCCGACTACCTCTACCCTTCGTCCGGAGAGGTGGACACCGCCCAGAAGCAAATTGAGTTCGCCAGGGCCGTGGCGGCGGCGGCCAGCGCGCCCGCAGTGTCGCTGGTGACGTTCTCCGCAGGCACGGCGCCGGCTGACACCAGCCTCAACTTCCTGCGGCCCTTCGGCTCCAACCAGAACGCTGGCGGCATGGAAATCAGCTTCCGCGTGCCCCTGGACTGCATCATTTCTCGCCTCTACGTGCAGGCGGCGAATGGGCCCGCCGGCGCCGGACTCACCATCACCGTCCGGAAGAACGGCGTGGACACCCTCCTTGCGTGCGTCCTGCCTGTCGCAGGGACTCAGGTGGCGGATTTGCTCAACTCCGTCACCTTCGCCGCGGGAGACAGAATCTCCGTTTCGTGTGTCGGCGGTGTCGGCATCTCCGGCACCGCAAACCAGGTGTACGCCGCCATGAAAGTGACCGAGGTGTAGCGATGAATCCAATGCTCGAAGAGGAAGAGGAAGAGATGCCGCCCGGGCGCGGCGAGGAGCTCACCAAGCTGGACGAGGAGACGCTGAAGGAGCTGCTCACCTTCGCGAAGGGCGGGATGGCCAAGGACATTGGCTCCCGCCTGGCTCCTCCGCCCGCGCCGCCCGCCGAGGACCCGGAAATTCCCGGCGTGGACGCGGTGCCGGAGGAGGAAGAGTCGGGCCCGGACGTCGAGAAGCTGAAGGCGCTGCTGGCCAGCATGGGAGGCTGACGTGCCCAACGAATACCTGGCGGACGAGCTCATCACCGCAGCGAAGGAGGAAGGAGTCTTCCCCGGCTCTGCGGAAGCTTCGTTCACGCCTCGTATTCGTCGGCTCCTCAACCGAGAGCAGCGCCTGTACCTGATGACGGTGCTCAAGTCCGTCCGCGAGGAGTACCAGGAGCAGACGCAAAACATCCCCCTCGTCTCCGGCGTCCAGACGTACCGCCTGCCGACGCGCGCGGTGGCGGCAGGCATCAAGCTTGTCGAGCGCCAGGTGGGCGGCGACTACGTGGTGCTGGAGCCCATCAACCAGCACGACGCCGCGGTGTATGGTGGAGACGGCTACGGCACCGGCGACTTCGTGCTGGAGGGCAACAACCTCCGCCTCCTGCCCAGCGTCACCGCCGCCGGCTCTCTGCGAATCACCTACTACCGGCGCTTCAGCACGCTGGTGCCTGCGGAGGAGGCGGGCGAGGTGGAGAGCATCGACACCAGCACGGGGGAAGTGACGCTGCTCTCCGCTCCGGCCGGCTTTCTCCCCAGCCCCTACCCTTCATCGCAATACGACTTCATCCGCGGCACCCCGCACTTCGACGTCATGGCGATGGACCTCACCGCGCCGCTCTCGGGCCTGGTGCTGGCGTTTGCTCCGGCAGAACTGCCCAGCGCCTTGGCCGCCGGCGACTTCGTTGCGCTGGCCGGCCAGACGCCCATCTGCAACGCGCCGCTGGAGATGCAGGACCTGTTGGTAAAGCGCGCCGTCTACGTCTACCTGCTGGGCCAGAAGGACCCCGGGGCGCAGGCCGCGAAGGCCTCGCTGGACGAGGCCGAGCAACAGGCAAAGGCGCTTCTCTCTCCGCGAGTGGAGGCCAGCGAAGGGCTCCTCATCAACCGCAACGGGCCGGGGTGGAACCGGTGGGGGCGGCGCCGGAGGTTCAGTGGCTAGCTTCTCCGTCCTGAAAACGGTGGGCCTCGCCACCACCAACAACCAGCTCTCCGCGGTGCCGGAGGGCGGGATGGTGCGGGCCACCAACGCCGTCCTGCGCAACAAGTACATCATCGAGTGTCGGCGCGGGCAGTTCCGCAACCCGAATACGCTGGCTGAATTGGCGGATCGAGGCCTCTCCGGCGCCATCTACCAAGAGCGCCTTGTCTTCCACCACGGCCTGTCCGAGGACAGGCTCTCCCGCTACACCTTCGACAGCCCGTCTGAATACCCCGGCACCTACCTTGCGCCAGCCACGGGCCGTCGCGTGCGCTTCGCCGAGGCCGGCGGCAACCTCTACTTCACCACCGCGGCAGGCGTCTTTCTTCTCGACTCACTGGCCGGCCCGCCAATGGCAGGCGGCGTCGTCCGCGCCTGGGACTTCGTCACCGGCACGCAGCTTATCCCGGGCGATGCCTGGATGCCGGCAGACACCGCCGTCGCCTACCGAGTCGTCTGGGGCACCAAGGACGCCAACAACAACGTGAAGCTGGGCGCGCCCAATGCCCCGGTGGTGGTGCGAAACGGCGCCAGCTTCACCGCGGCCATCGGCACCATCTCCAAGAACGGGGCTGGCGTGCTTACCGTCACCAAGCCCGGCCACGGCTTCGGGATGGGCGAGTCTGTCGCCATCTCTCCCGGCGAGACGGGGATTCCAGCCGGCACCTATGCCGTCGTCGTCACCTCATCCAGCACCTTCACGCTGACGGTGGGCGGGGCTTCGCCTGCTGGCCTCAACACGCTGGCGCAAGTCCTCACGGTGCAGACGAAGAGCGTCAACGTGCGCGTGCCCATTCCGGACGGACTCACGGACGCCTATTTCGCGCGCATCTACCGGACGGAGTTGACGCCGCTGGCGAGTGTTGCCCCGCTCGCGGAGTTCTTCCTGCTGAAGGAACTGTCCTTCGACTCCGCCACCATCCTGCTCGACTCGTTCGACTACAACGACATCACCCCGGACTCGATGCTGTCCTCGGTGCCGCTCTACACCAACCCCAACACGGGAGACGGGGACGTCAACGGCAACGAGCGGCCACCCATCTGCACGGATGTCACCGTCTGGGATGACAGGCTCTGGTGCATCTCCACGACGGACAAGCATCGCTTCTATGTCCGGATGCTGGGGGTTGGCTCGCCGGAAGGAGTGCAGAACAACGACACCTTCACTGTCGATGGCGTCACGCTGACGGCGAAGACTGCCCCGGTGCTGGGGACGGACTTCCGCATCTTCACCGACGGCTCGCCGACCCAGAACGTGGAGCGCACCGCGAGAGACCTCGCCGACACCATCACCAACTTCACGGGCGGCACCCTCGTTGCCTATTACGTCGCCGGAGAGAGCGAGGACATCGGCTCGATGCTCATCGAGCGCCGCGAAGTCTCGGCCGCCTCCTTCACCGTCTTCGCCTCTCGCGTGACATCGTGGGATGTGCCGCTCGGCGCCACTGACGTCGCCACGTCCACCAACGACGCCCGCCCCAGCGGGCTGTCCTACTCGAAGATTGGCGAGTACGAGGCCTTCCCGCTCACCAACTGGCTCCCTGTCGGCCCCGCCAACTCCGAGGCGCTTCGAGCGCTGCCCTTCCGGGACAAGATGTACGTCGGCAGCAAGCTGGGGAAGTTCTACACCGTCTCTGGCCAGGCCCCTTACGCGGTGAACGAGCTGGACGGCTCGGCTCGCCTCATCGCGCCGGAGTCGATGGTAGTGCACGCCAACCAGGTGTTCGCCCTCACGGACCAGGGCGTGGGCATCCTCAGCGACGCCGGCTTCCGCATCGTCTCGCGCGGCATCGAGGACGAGCTGCTCGACGTCCTGGCGCTCAACCCTGCCGTCGTTTCAGAGTTGGCCTTCGGCGTCTCCTACGAGTCCGACAGGCAGTACATCCTCTTCGTCCCCACGGCAGACACGGATACGTGCGCGACCCGGGCCTTCGTCTTCAACTCCCTGGATGAGACGTGGACGAGCTGGATCATGGCGCGCACCTTCGGCCTCGTCAGTCCGGTGGACGGAAGGCTGGTGCTGGGTGATGGCGAGGCGAACACGGTGCGCATCGAGCGCAAGTCCTACGACTTCACGGACTTCGCCGACGAGGAACTCTCCGCCACCCTCCTCACCACCACCAACTCGGGCGATGGCTTCTACGCGACTCTCACGCTCGACTCCGTGGCGGACGTCGAGGTGGGCGACGTCATCACTCAAAACACCTACGACGCCCGGACGCTCGTCATCGCCGTGGACGAGGACACCAACGTCGTCACCGTCAGCTCGTCCGAGAGCTACGATGTTCCCGCCGCAGTCACCATCTTCAAGGCCATCCCCGTCGAGCTGAAGTGGTGCCCCTCCGCCCCTGGTGGCCCCGCGGACATCAACCAGTTCCGTGACGTGGTGATGCACTTCAGGGAGTTCGCCTGCCACGAATTCACCGTCACCTACGACACCGAGACAGTGCTGGCGGAGCAATCGGCGGCGCTGGCGCCTGCGGACGGCTTCGGGAGTGACCCATTTGGCTACGGCGCCTTCGGCTTCCCCATGGGCCTGCGCAACCGCCGGGCCGAGGTGGCGCGCTCTGCGCAGATGGCCAGCTACATCCGCGTCGGCGCCAGAATTCGCCAGGCCTGGGCCATCTGGGCGCTCAACGGCTTCACCCTTCACCTGGAGGCCGCCGGTACGGCGAGCAAGCCCTGATGGCACCTCCTCCGCGCATCCGCAGCATCTCCCGCGAGTCCATCCCCGGTGCCCCGGCGTCGCTGGACCCGCTGTTCGCCATCCTCAATGACTTCATGGGCAGCGTCGCCAACGCCCTGACGCGCAACCTGAGCCGCGCGGAGAATTTCCGCGGCAACGAGAAGGTGGGGCTGCGCTTCAACTCCGACGCCTCTGCCTTGGGCGAAGTCACCTTCCGCCCGGAAATCCCCACCAGCCCCAAGCACCTCATCTGCACGCGCCTGGTGCTCGAGAATGGGGACGCGCCCACCACCGTGTGGAGCCTCTCCTGGCGCCTCACCTCGTCCGGCGCCCTGTCAGTCACCTTCCGGGGCCTGTCGGCGTCCACCACGTACCTCTGCAACTTCATCTACGAGTAGCCCATGGCCTACGTCCTGCCGACTGAAGACGAGGATGAGAAGGCCCGCCAGGAGTCTGCCGGCTCCGCTGGCCCCGCTGCGTCCGCCGCCCCGGCCATCTCCGGCGGTGGAGCCCCCACGCACCCGATGGGTGGCGCCGGAGCCTCCGGACGTCCGGCGAAGCCGTCCACCAACTTCGTCAGCTTTGACCGTCTGCTCGGGGCCAACAAGGACGCGGCCACGGCGTACTCGAAGAAGGTGGCTCAGCCACTCCAGCAGGCCGGCCAGGCGTCGAAGCAGGCCGTCGCCAGCGCCTCCAACGCCTTCGCCAACAAGGTGCAGGCGGGGCTCCCTTCCCAGATGCAGCCCGCCGCGCCCTTCTCGGCGAAGCCGGCGGCAACCCAGCAGCCCACCGGGAAGCCGACGAGCCCCTACGCGGCGCTCTCGGCGCAGACGGTGCCTGGCTTCGCCTCGCCCACACAAAGCAAGCCCGCGTCCCCCACCAACACGGCCATCCAGAGCCAAGGCCCCGTCAGCGGCGCAACCCTGACGCCGGAGCAGGCCAGGGCGCAGTCGGAATGGACGTACGCCGGGCCCAACTCCATGGACGAGGACGCCGGCTGGGGAGACATCCTCGCCGGGGCGGGGGAAGCGCAGCGCGATGTCGGACTCACTGGCCACCGCAACGAGGCGGGAGAGCTCCGGGGCGACGCGGGCATCCAGGCGCTTCTGCAGAGTCAGGTGGGCGGCCCCTACACCCAGGGCCAGTCCAAGATGGACGCGGGGCTCCTTGGTTCCGCTGGCCGCCCGGAATGGGACCGCCTCAACGAGGAGTACGGCAACCTTGTCGGCGGCGCGAAGGCCGCGAATGAGGCTTCAAAGGGCGTATCTGATGCTGCGCGCGCCAACGTGAAGACTCAGGCGGACGCGGCGCGCTCGGCGCTCGACAGGCAGGCGGCAGCCAATGCCGCGACCGAGGCCGCCAACGCGGCAGCTGCGAAGGCCAGCCAGGAGAGACTCGACGCGATGCACCTCAAGTCCGGCGAGGGGAAGGCCGAGGACTGGAAGGCGTACACCGAGAACAACCGTTTCGAGAACACGGTTGGCGACATCGGCGAAGCGCTGGACCCTGTCTCGTGGGCAGTGACTGGCGCCACCGGCAAGTCGCACCACGGCGCGGCGCGGGAGGCCATGGACAAGGGAATCAACTCCATGGGCGGGAAGCTCAACTCCAACAAGTTCAACTGGGGCTTCACCGGCCCACTGAGCGGCCTCAACGACTCCATCAAGATGGGCATCTACAACTCCCTCTCCGCCGAGGAGTTGCACAACCTGGAGCGGATGAGCAGCAACGACATGATGAAATTCGTCACCGGCCGCATCGGGGAGTTGGGAAAGAAGGCCCAGCAGACGCTCACCGGTCCCGACTTCGCCGGGAAGAGCGACCCGGAAGTCTTCAACCTCCTCGTCACCCAGTACGGCTTTGACCCCCAGGAGGCCACCTCTCTCTTCCACCTGCGCGACCAAGCGCTTCGGTTTGGGCTAATCGCCCCTCCCACGTCTGCACCCTAGGAGCTCGTCTATGTGGGGCCTTCTTGCACAGCTTGGACTGGGAGCACTCGGCGAGGCAGCTGCCTCCGCCGACAAGGCGACCCAGCAACGCATCCTCGAGCGGATGCTGGCCGAGTTTGACGGCATCAAACTGCCTGACGTGAAGACGATTGTGGCCGAGGAGCTGGGGCCGCAGGCGATGGAGGGCGTCTTCGCGGACGACGAGTTGAAGGGCCTGGAGCGCGAGAGCCTGGGCGAGATGATGAAGCTGGGCCGCTCTGGCGGCCTCACCCTCGAGGACCGAGCGAACCTCAACACCATCCGCGGCCAGACGGACCGCAGCGTCAACGCGGCCAACGAGAGAATCCGCGAGCAGATGGCGGCTCGCGGCCAGTCTGGCGGCGGCGCGGAGCTGGCCATGCGCCTCTCCGCCAACCAGGGCGCGGCGCAGCGCCTCGGGGACGAAGGGCTGCAGCTTGCCGGCATGGCCCAGCGTCGCGCGCGCGACGCGATGCTTGAGGGCGGGCGGATGGCGAGCCAGATGGGCCAGCGCGACTTCTCTGAGAAGTCCCGGCGTGCGGAGGCCGCGGACAAGCGCATGGCCTACAACACGGCGGCGCGCGAGAGGGCGAACCTCTTCAACGCGGAGGCGCCGCAGCAGCGGTTCCAGAATGAGATGGCCAGGACCGCCGCCAAGTCTGGCCAGCTGGGTCAGCAGGCGAACTTCTACGGCAACCAGGCCGACAGCACCCGCCAGCTCTACGCCGGCATGGGGAAGGCGGCCTACAGCGCCTTCAACCCCACTGCCGCCGGCGCCAAAAAGGACGAGGACGAGGACTGACCATGGCACGCACACGCATCCCTGACTTGCTGAGCGGCTACGGCCCCGAGGACGAGGACATCATCCCCGCGGGGCTCCTCGACGACGAGGAGGAGGACTTGCCGGCGCCTGCGGCCCCGGCGGTGCCTGCGCTGGCCAGCGTCGCTCCAGCTCCTGCGTCCCCTGGGCGCATCCCCGACTTGCTGAGTGGCTATGGCGCCGAGGATGAGGACGTCATCCCGGCGGGCCTTCTCGACGCCAAGGGTGAGGACGGCCCGGAGCTGCCGGCCGTGGGCGGCGTCGCTCCGCCTCCGCCGATGGATGAGGCCTGGGCTCCTTGGGTGAAGGGGGAGTCGCCCCCGCCGATGGTGAAGGCAGGGCCCAGCGGCGCGCCACGGCCGCGGAAGGACACTGAGCTGGCGAATGCACAGCGCGAGGACGCGCGCAGCAGGAGCATGGGCCACGCTTCGGATGCGCTCTACTCGGCCTTTGCCCGGCGCGGACTGCAAAACACGGGCGGGGGCACGGACACTGCCGGCGAGCTGCTGAGGCGGCGCGCGCTGGAGCAAGGCGAGGCCGACAAGACGCGGAAGGCGGGAGAGCGCATCGCCGACAGGGCCGCCCTGGCGAAGGCGCTGGGCGTGGACGAGGAGCAGCTGTCTGGCCTCTCCGACGAAGGGCTGTCGAAGGTGCTGGGCGTGAAGGTGGGCGAGCGGAAGGCGACAGCGGCCACCGAGGCGGCCGCCGCTCGCACGAAGGCGCAGCTCGACGCGGAGGTACGGAAGCGGCAGCTGGAGTTGGATGACCGGAAGGACGAGCGCACCTGGAAGGAGGGGCGGGATGATGTGGACCGCACCTTCAGGGCCGGTGAGTCCGAGAAGGACCGCAAAGCGCGCATCGCCGCGGCAGAGGCCGCCGCAGGGCGGAGGGCCGAGCAGGCTGAAGAGCGCCAGACGAGCAAGGCGGAGAGCAAGGACAAGGCGTCGTATCTGGAGGGGTACGAGCTCTCTCCGGATGCACAGCCCGACCCCACCGAAGTTCGCAACATGCGGGCGGCGCAGGCGTCCACCAACTCCATCGCCGAAACCATCGCGGACATCGAGGCCCTCTACAAGGAGCACGGCACCAAGGTTCTCCCAGGCCCGGCGCGCGCGCAGATGGAGGCCTACGTCACGGACCTTCAGCTGGCGATGAAGGGCCCCGAGCAATACGCGCTCGGCGTCCTCGCGGGCCCGGACATGTCCCTCCTCGAGCAGACGGTGGCGCGGCCCACTGGGACGAATGCCAGCGTCCTCGACTTCTTTGCCGGTGACGGGAACGTGCTCTCCCGGTACGAAGTGCTTGGCAAGCAAGCGAAGCGGCGGCTCGGAAACAAGGCGCGCTCGCTGGGGTACCGCCCCATCTCAATGGCGGCGCCATCGCCGAGCCGTCCCGCCTCAAGGAAGACGTCGATGCCGAAGAGCGGCGGGGACTTCAACCTGTCGCCCGGGAAGGTTCGCGTCAGCAATGGGAAAGAGACGTTCGAAGTTGACGTGGCCGACCTGGCCAGTGCGGAAGCCGAGGGCTTCAAGGCGGTGCGCTGATGGCTGGCTGGCGTGACAGGGCAGTGAAGGTTGAGGCAGGGCCCTCCGCGCCAGCGAAGAGCTCCTGGCGAGACCGAGCAACGCCGATCGAACCTCCTGCGGCGGAGCCGGACGAACCGGAAGCGCTCTCGCGTGCCACTGAGGCGCCGCCGGAGCGCGTGCCCGACGACCCAGGCCTCGGTGCGACCATCGGCCACGGGTTCCTCGAGGGGGTTTTCAAGGGGGGGACCGACGAACTGATGGGCGCCTTCACCGCCGCGCCAGAGATGCATCCCCTCGCCGACCCCTCTGACGTTGCGGCTCACCAGAAGCGGATGGAGGGGAGCACGGTTGGTTGGAGGCAGCCTGACGGCAGCGTGAAGTTGCTGAAGGGCAAGGGGGACCTCTACCGCGCTGGGCGCGACACAGAGCGCGAAGTCCAGAAGGGTGCGTGGGAGCACCACCCGAAGGCGCTCATCGCCTCGCAAATTGCCGGCGACCTCGCATCGGACGCGGCACTGAAGTGGCTCGGGGTGCCGGTTGATTCTCCAATCTACCAGACCGCAGCGGGGGCACTGACGGGCTTCCTCTCTGGTGACGCAGAGTTGACTGGAGACAAGCCGGAGCTCGGCAAGGCGGCACTCCAGACAGGTATCGGCGGTGGCCTTGGGTATGCAGCCCCGAAGGTCGGGGCGTGGGCCGGCAGGGGACTCAGGAAGGCGGCCCCGGTACTGAAGCAGTTTGCCGAGGAGCGCGCGGCCAAGGCGCTGGGGCGCGACTGGAAGAAGGTGCTCGAGTCGTTCGGTCCAGAGCGCTTGCGGGAGATCGGCAGAGACATGCTCGACTCCAAGGTTGTGCGTTTCGGCGGCGGCTCCGACGCGACGGCGAAGCGCTTGGAGGAGCTAACGAAGGAACGCGGACACGCGCTCGGTGAGGTCATCGACACGCTCGACGAGGCAACGCCGAAGTCAGACCGCCTCGATGTCGCTGGGGTTGTCGATCAGTTGAGAGCAAAGCTCACGCGCGACGTTGCTCCGGCGCAGAAGGGCGTCGCCGACACCATTGCCGGCGAGCTGGACAAGTATGGGCAGATGGCGGTGCCATTTGCGGACCGAGCCGCGCGCGAGGGCGCGGACATCATCTACAAGCCGACCGTCTCCATTCGAGAGGCAGAGGAGTTGCTGAAGCGGCCCGCGCAGGCCGCCGCAAAGTCAGGGCAGAAGGTTGGCACTCCGGGGTCCACAACGGAGGGGCTTCAGGAGATGGCGCGGGAAATCAAACGCGCCATCGAGACGCACGCCGATGTGCTTGCCCAGCGCCAGTCCCCGGAACTGGTGGGGGAGCTACGAAGAGCCAAGGACGCCTACGGCAGGGCGGCCGAAGGACTCTCTGTGGCCGGCAAGCAGGGGCAGCGGGACCTCATCAACAACTTCGTCACTCCCACCGACTACGGCGCGGCGATGTCCGGCGCGGCCGCTGCGGGCCAGAGCGCCGCATCTGGCGGCATCACCGGCCTCTTGACGGCAGCAGCACACCATCTCGCCAAGAAACGGGGCGCATCGGCGGTGGCGGTTGGCGCGGACAGGGCTGCGGACTTGGCTCGGTGGGTTCACCGACTCATACCAGGCACGTCTCCAGAGGAGGCCGCATTCATCGGCCAATACCTCTCCCGAGAACTGCTCCGCGACACGGTCGAGATTGCTCAGCCGGAGCTGGCGCGATGAGCTTACTTCCAGCTCAGAACCTGGGCCGCCATGGCGACGGACGTTGCGGCGATGCCTGCCAACAGACACCACCCGCCGATGCGAGCTCGTCGCTCGTCGTGCGACAGTTCTCGGGGCTTTGCGCTCGGTTCGGAAGCAATAGACCGCAACACGCGCAATGGGAGGGCCACCAACCAGACTGCGGCGCTGATGGCCGAAACGGCCGCCAGCATCACCCACGGCCACCACAGCGGCGCGGTTACCACGGCAAGCACGACGAGAATCCAGGGCGCGATGTACACGGTTCAGGCCCCGTCCATGTCGGCGGACGAGCGCCTGGCCCGCTCAATTCGTCGCTCAGCCAGTCGGCCAATCCGGTACGCGGCGATCACCGTCATCCCGAACCCGGTGTTGATCGCCCAGGAGCGCCAGCCAGTGGCCGCCCAGACGCCCGCGACAATCAGTGCACAGCCGGTAAGCGCCAGGGCCCACTCAACGAGGACATCAATGTCCTCCGCGAGGTCTTGATCCATCCCCGCAACATCCCGCAGCCCCACCGCTGGCCGGAACTGCACGGGTGTTCCTCGGAGGAAAGCCTGCCCGTCCACCTACCGGGCCGAACCGACGCACAGCCGACAGTGGCGCACCCCTGGAGCACCAAAGGGAGCAGCCGGTGAAAGTCCCCGCCTGGTTGGTTGCTGTCGCCGGAGCCCTCACCACCGCGCTCTACCTGGCCAGCAGCGTCCTTCCGCCGCCGTGGGGGCTCCTGGCCTACGGGCTGTCCTTCGTCGCCGCTCTCCTGGTGGGCGTCGGCATCCAGGCGCCGAAATTCGTTACCGGGAAGCCAGTGGTACCGCTGACGGTGGTACCCGTCATCGCCTCACTGGTGCCCGCGCTTGTGGCCTACGCGCAGACGATGCCGGAGGGCTACCCGAAGCACGCCGTGCAGCTCCTGGCCGTCGTTGCAACGAGCCTCGCGGGCCTGCCGCTGGACACGGCACGGCCGAGAGTTGAGGCCGTGCCCGCTCCGGTGGAGCCGCAGGGCTAGAGCTCGTCCGAGCACATCATCGCTTCTTGCCCTTCGGCGCCGTGCTGCGCTTGGCCGAGACGGTTGCCGGTGCCCTGATGGGGCGGAAGGTGATGTCCGCCTCGCACTCGACGGCGGCGGCGAACCGGTGCACAAGGCTGACTTTGTGGCCGGTGTAGCTCGCCCTTTCCATGCGGCTCACTGCGGCCTGGTTGGTGCCCATTCGCTTGGCGACCTCGGCCTGCGTGAGGTGAGCCGCCACGCGCGCTGCAGCCATCTTGCGGGCTAGCAGGGTCTCCGCCCGCGCCTCGTCGTAGGCCTTCCGGAACTCGTCGCTCTCGCTGCGGTTCTTCTCAATCCACGCGTCGATGTCCACGCGATGGGTGTGCTTCTCGTTCAGCTTCGGTTCCTTTGCCATGACCTTCCTCCGTTGTTGGGCCGGTTGCCCGGCCGTGCGAACTACTGCTGCAGCCACCGTTTGAGTCGCTTCTTCGACTCGCGGATGCGGTCGGGCGGCGTCTTCTGCGTCTTCTTGGTGAAGGCATTCAGGAGCAGCAGCGTCGAGCCGACGACGGCGTAAAGGACGCGATGCTCAACGCCGCCACCATCGCGCACCCGAATCTCCCAAATCTTTTCGTCGAGGTGCTTGGTGCTCACCGTCACCACCGTCGGGAACTCCTCGGCAAAGTTCTTGATGGCGAGCAGCAAGTCGGCGCGGGCGTCAACAGCAAGGCCGTTGACGTACTCCTCCACCGGAGAGTTCCCAGCGTCGGTGCGGTAGAGGACGATTGCGAGCATGGGCAAATGATACATGCCGCGCCTGACATATGTCAAGCACGGCATGGCATGCCCGCAAATCCGGCCTGTTACCGAGGGTCCTTTGTCTCGTCTGTCATGGCACCTCCGAAAAGGTCCGCGCCCCGTCCGGCGGAGGGAGGGCCGGGCGAGGCGCGGGTTGCTGCAAAGGGTTGGACGGCTACTTCGCCAGCGCCGCGCGAACGGCCGCGTCCTTGGCCTCCAGCAGCTTGCGGAGGGCCACCGTGCGCTCGGGGTTGCGAGGCAGGTTGGTGATGATGGTCTCTGCGAGCTCGGAGAACGGCTTGCTCACCGCCTGGAACTTCTCCGGGAGGTGTCCGTAGGCGAAGAACTGCGCAATGTGCTCGGTCGGCTGGGCCTGCTGCTGCGATTCCATGGTGCTCCTCGGCGAATTGCCGCTGCCTTGCGCCCCCGGAAAGGAATGCTTGGCTCACAGGCTGCGGCCTACCTGTCCTGTTGTCGCTGCCTCGGCCGCGCCTCGCTCTCGTTTTCACCCGTGACGAGGTGAGCGGCTCTGACTCGATGGGGGCGACGCTCCCAGGGAAAACTAGGCGGGCTTTCGCTGGCGGCGCTGCAGCTCGGCCTCGATGTCGCCCACATTCAAGTGCAGGGAGGCTCGCTGCGCGTCCGTCATCTCCTCGTCGCGCTTGGAGGCCGCGAGGTCCAACGCCCCGGAAAGCTGGCTGTCGGTGAGTGACGCGATGGCGGAGCCCTTGTGCGGCCCGAAGATGAGTCGAGAGGTGCTGGCCTCCCGCGCCTGCAACTTCTCCTTCACCTGCGATGTCTTCGACGTCCGCGCGCTGGCCTGCACAGGGGCGGAGCGCTGTCCGGAATTCTCGGGCACAAACCCCATCGCACCGTTGCCGTCGTCGTCCTCATCCGCGGCGACGCCCACCAGGGCCGCGAGTGAGTAGCGGCGCCCGTAGGTGATGACGCTGCCCACGGACTGGATGGTGCGCTGTGCGAGAGGGTAGAGGCAGCGGTCCTTCACCCATTCGCCAGAGGAGTGGACCAGCATGGTGGTGATGATGACGCCAGCGCTGTCCGTGCGCACTCGCTGCATGACGGCCAGTCCGTTGGCCGCGAGCGCCGCCCGACAGGCCTCCCAGATGCTGGCAAGGTCCGCATACTTCGACTTGAAGTGCGGGTTCTCGCTGTCCTTCTTGGCGCCCTTCATCGCGCCCTGCGCCTTGGCCAGCGCGCCAGCGAGCGCACCGAGAGAGGGGGACTCGTCGGAGTCCAGTTGGATGGGGCGCGGCGGGGCTTGGGTGGTTTCGATTTCGGTTGTCATCACGTCTCCTGGAACTTTGGCAGAAAGCGTCGGTAGCCGGCGCCGATGGTGGTGTGCTTCTTGACGAGCTCGACGGGGGCCCCGGCCTCCACGGCCACGGCCTCCCAGTCTGTCTTTGCGCGGCCCTTCACCAGCTTGTTGGTGATGCGCCACGAGTCGCCAACGATGCCGTCTGCGCTGCCGATGAGCGCGATGAGGTGGTTCCGCGCCTCGGCCTCAGCCTCTTCTGCGCGCTCCTTGTTCTCCCGCTCGACGCGGAGCTGCTGGGCCCACCGCGCCGCCTCGTCGGTGGCTGAGAGGAAGGAGCCTTCGTTCCGCGGGAAGCGCTCCGCCAGGAAGCGGGCGCAGGACTCGGAAGCATCCACGGCGGGCGGCGTGCCAGTGAGGACGTTGTCCACCCAGAAGCGCTCCGCCGCATCCAGCAGCATCGCCTGAAACTCGGAGTCGGGGTGGATGATGTAGCGGCGCATGTCGTCCACGCCCACGAGGGCGAACAGGTGCGCCTGCGGCATCTTCGAAACCCAGAGGTACGTCTGCACCTGACAGAGGTGGTGCGTGGGGACTTCGTCCGTGCCTTGCTCTCCGTACTCGCCAGCAGCAAAGGGGCCCACCGACTTGAATTCGGCCACCTGCTCCTCGCCGTCCACCAGGAGCACGTCGTCCAGTGACGCGCGGAGGAATGGCGCGTGCCGGTACTTGCGCGGGCCGGCGAACTTCAGGCCAAACTCTTCCCGCGCCAGCTCCCGAATAACAGGCTCCATCAACGTCCCGCGTCGCATGGCCTTCGTCTCGGGGTCCTCGCGGCCGAGGACGATGCGAGCGAAGACGTCGTGGGCGGTCTTGTACGGGTTGAGGCCCACGAGGGCCGACACGTCCGAACCGCCCACCAGCTTCAATTCCTCTGGGCTGAGCATCACGCCACCTCCGGCAGTCGCTGCTGACACGTCTCGGGCAACGCCTCTTCGTCGGGGTCCTGGTACGAGCCAGCGCCTCCGCAAGTCTCACACTCGAGAGTCCGCTCCCCATGACAGCGGGGACACGTCATCTCCTCGCAGCCGTCAGACGGGTCAGTTGAGTGGTACCGGACCGGGTGAATTCGGACAGTCACCTCGCCCTCCCCTTCACAGTCGGGGCAGTCGTGCTGCTTCCGGCCGTCGCAGTCGGCGCAAGTGATTCTCACAGGGCACCTGCCTTCGTCAGCGCAGCGGACAGCGCGTGCGCGGCCTTGCTCTGTCCGCGGCCTGCCTCGTCGAGAGTTTGCAACGCGAGGCGAGCGGCCTCCAGCAGGTCCGGCGCTGCGGCGATGAGCCGGGCGTCCTCGTCGGAGATGGGGTCGCTCACGGAGCGCCCGCTGGGGTAGTCCGAGACAACCCTGGGACAAACGTCGTAGTGCGGGACGTTGATGCCTTCGGGGTAGACCTGCCACGGCCCGGGCGTAAACTTGCTCACGACGCCTCCTTTGTCTCGGCCGCCAGCGCGTCCAGTTGCCTCGCAGCCGTCTCCATCCGACAGCCGAGGCTGTGCGCCATCGGGACGCCGGCAACGCAGTTTCCGCAGCCGAGGCCCACGCGGTCGCGCCCGTCAGCGTCGGAAACGGTGTCCTGCATCATCTTCAGCGCGGCGCGCAGGGCGTCCCGCGCATCGGCGAGCACCCGAGCGGCGTCCATCGTCGGCTCACCTAGGACGAAGGGCGAGCTCACTTGGACACCTCTGGCAACACAAGGCCGTCTCGCTCTGCCTCGATGGCGGCGAACCCGTGGTTGACCGCATCGACCGCGCCCATCAACTCGATGCTGGCCAGCACCACTGCATAGTCGAGCTGAGCCAGCAGCTCCGGCGCGGCCCCACTGCGTCCAGCCTGGTTGCGCGCCGCGATGGCGTTGTCGCGCTGTCGCTTGGCCGCAATCTGCGCCCGACAGCGCTCGGCCATGAGGATGTCCGTCCAGTCTCGACGGCGAGTCGGGTGAGGCTGGGCGGCGCGGGCTACGTCTTCGGCTGAAGTCACGATTGCTCTCCTTCGCTGTGTGCTTCGACGTCACATCCCAGCGAGGCGACCGACCTGCATCCTTGCGTCCGACTCAAAACCCTCGGAGCACCCACACAACCGCTGCGCCTCTTCGGTGCCGGGAAGGCGCCGTCGATGGGCTAATTAGTAGCCCATGATTCATGGGCTGTCAATCAGCACCCAAGATTCATGGAACAACTTGCTTGACACACAAACACTGACCGGCCTATCTATGTGGGGCTGAGCGTGCTTGTGGCTTCAAGCGTCGAGGAGGGCTAAAATGTTGGTCGTCCCTGTAATCAGCATGGAATTCAGGAGAGCGCCGCCCATGCCTCAGTCCCCGAAATTGCTTCCCAAGAAGAAGACCCTAGATAAGCGGGTCTTCCTTGAGCCGAAGCTGTGGGATGAAATGACCGAAGTCGCCGAGTTCCATACCCTCGTGTTCGAGGCGATGGGGGCATCTGAAAAGGTCTCGCGAAACGACATAATCGCGGCCTTCCTTCGCTGGGCAGTGGACTCCTACTGGGAGGACAAGGGCGGCGTCCCTTCGACGAAGGACGAGAGAACCAGGAAGGCCCGCGCCTACGCGGAGCGCCTGGCCAAAGAGGCGAAGTAGTCGGCAGGGAAATCCGGAGCAAGCCGCACTCGCCGTACTAGCCGCGCTAGCCGCACTCACCGTGCCGGCCGTACTCGCCGTGCTAGCTAAGCTTTCAGGGTAGCCGAGCTTTCAGGTGATCGACTAAGTGTCGATTGCCCTAGCCAGACGTGTGTCTCGATGAGCGGCCGTCACGGCCCTCGTGTGACTCCACGCGTGGAGAATCCATGGGCATGGGGGGTACAAATGTTGGAGCGGATCGAGGGGGCACTCCTCAGGGTCGAGGAGCGGCTGAAGCAGCTCGAGAAAAGGGTGGAGACAGCCCTTCTCCCGCCGAGCGCCCTGACTATCGAGAAGGCGGCGCATCTTCTCTCCTGCAGCCCCAGCAAGGTGAAGGGGCTTCTCCGGACCAAGGAGATTCGGTTCACCCGCCTCGGTGGCTCCCGAATCATCCCCATGTCGGAGATTGTCCGGCTGACCGCAGTGACGGAGAAGCCAAGATCCTCTCCGCAACTACCTCGGGGGGGGGGGGGGGGGGGGGGGGGGGGGGGGGGGGGGCGGGGGGGGGGGGGCGGGC